AATGAACACATTGTGACCATTACACAGCCGGGCAATCTTTTATCGGCTGGCAAAATGGTTGAGATACAGAATGCAGAAGCTGTCGGTGGCATTCCAGCTGATAATTTGAATACCATACATTACGTCAAATCTGTTTCTGATAATTCATTCGACATAGAAGTTAAGAAATTTGAAAAAGTCACAGCACCACCCATTAAGACTACATCAGGATCAACAACTGTTCAGGTCGAGATAGCGAACAACACAAAAAATGTTGGAGATACAGTGGTCATTGCTGGGGCGGTTGATACAGGTGGGATTGTGGCAGCCAATATCAATGGAACACAAACAATCACTGCCATAACAGAAAACACTGTGAGTTTTACTTCATCTGGAACTGCTTCATCCACTGCAAAAGGCGGTGGCAATTCAGTCACAATCGATGCAGCAACACCCGTCACCCCTCCTCTAGAAACCACAGCCAGCTCAACCACAGTGACACTGCATGAAGGCAATCATGGTCTTGCAGTGGGTGATACATTCACTTTATTCAATACCATGCCAGTGGCAAGTCTGGATCCTTCTGAACTCAATAAAGAACATACAGTGGTCAGTGTTCCAAATACTGACTCAGTGACATTTACAACAACAACAGCAGCTGCATCAACAAGCATTGGTGGTGGCTCTAATTCAGTTGTATTTTTACCAGTTAAAGCAACATCAGCTGAACTCGGTGGTGGTGAGTTATCTAAATTAGGGGTTCCAAGTGTCTTACAATGAAATAAAAATTCATCGTTTCGCTGAGAAGTATTTAGGCAAGCCATTTATTTGGGGTTTGTTTGATTGCAATACATTTGTGCTTGATTACATGGATCACATGTTGGGTACTGATTTATTAAAAGAAGCACTCGGAAAATACGACAACAAGCGATCAGCAATCAGATTTCAAAGAGATTATCCATTCATGTTGAAGGATGCTATGTATGAAAATGGTGCCGATGAAATTCACATCAACCGAGTCAGTATTGGAGACATATTGATTAAAGATTTGGGAATGTTCCAAGCTGCTCATTTGGTTTTGGGAAATCGAGTGATGAGTGCCGATGAAGAAAAGGGAGTGATCTCCATTCCATTGGCTCATCTCAATTTCGATTATGCATTGAGGGTCAGATAATGGCCGGGGTGATAGCAGCAAGAATATTCACAGCAGTTGCTGGTTGGCTTGGTGGTGGATTCGTTGCCAAGATTGTGGCTGGTATTGTCACCACAGGGGCTGTCTTATCGGCTCAAAAGATACTTGGTAAAATCACAGCACCAAAAGTGAGCGATATGGGGCAAGAAGGCATTTCCATTCGAGCCAATGCACCATCCAACACCGCACCAATACCAGTTATTTATGGCAGAAGAAGGGTTGGTGGAACCAGAGTTTTTGTGCATAGCACAGGGGCTGATAATAAGTTCCTTCATCTGGTTTTTGCAATTTGTGAGGGTGAAGTTTCTCAATTGCATCAAATTTATATTAATGACATGGCTCTGTATAACACTAATGGCAGTATAAATTCTCGGTTTAGAGGTGGTGATGATAACAGAGCCTATATCAAAGTTAATTTTCACAGTGGTGCTGATGATCAGGTTGCTGATTCTGATTTAGTTAATGCAACTTCTCTATGGAGTTCAAATTGCACATTATCGGGCATGTGTTATGCATACGTCAGACTCGAATACAACACAGAGATTTGGACTTCTGGATTGCCATTTATAAATTTTGATATTTCAGGAAAAAGAATCAGAGACATCAGAGATAAAACAATTGAATCATGGGGATTATTGAGATATTCAAATAACCCAGCACTATGCATTAGAGATTATTTAACCAATACCAGATATGGAAGGTCAATATCGACATCTGATATCGATGATACGAGTTTTATAACAGCTGCCAACTACTGTGATGAGACCGTAACAATCGAAGATGTTGATCAAATCAGATATGGCTGTAACGGAGTTGTAAACACAGATTCCACATCCATTGATAATCTAACCAAACTTTTAACTTCCTGTAGGGGTTTTCTAATATTTACAGGTGGGAAATACAAATTGATGCTGGATAAAATAGATTCAAGTACATTCGGTTTCACCACAGATAATATGATTGGAGATTTAAAGGTTTCAGTTGGTTCCAAATCAACAAGATGGAATCGATGCAAAGCATCTTTTTTTAACAGCGAAGAAGAATGGGCGAATGATTTTGCCATTGAAGATTCAGCATTTGCCAGAGATGCCGATGACAATGATTTGCTGTTAGAAGGCTCAATAGAGCTTCCGTTTACCAGTGACTACCGCACTGCAAGTATGATCGCTAGACAGGCTCTAAATCAATCCAGAGAAGGAATGGTTGTGCAATTCAAAGCCACAGTGGAATCATTGCAAGTCGAATGCGGAGATGTGGTAACAATCACTTCCGCTTCAATGGGATGGACAAGCAAAAAATTCAGAGTATTAGAAATATCGATGGATTATGTTGATGAGATTTCATTTACCGCCAAAGAATATAGTGATGATGTTTATTCTATGAATGACATCAGCTTACAAGTTCCAGCAGCAAATAATACTGATTTGCCTGATATGACTGCTATCAGAGCTGTCAGGAACCTTTCATCAGAAGAAACTATATTATTTGACGAGCCAACATTGACGAACCGAGTGACATTGAGTTGGGATGCACCTGAAGACATTTATATCAAAGAATATGTCATCAGCATGAGTCGAGCCAGCAGACCAATATTATATGGTGGGAAAGGCAAATTTCAAAAAAGACATGTTTCCAATCGAACAGAATCAACAGAATATATCTTTGATAACTTGCCGATTGGTATTCATTCCTTTTATGTCAGGGCTGTCAATCGTCTTGGCATTCAATCATATGATAAAGCCCTTGTGATTAAAGTAAGGGGCACTACAGTTTTGCCAGCAGTCAATCCACCAGCGATCACAAATGTCACTGAATCATTGTATGTTTCAACCACTGGTTCAGGTGTTAAGGCCAGAGCAAGGCTGAATTTCACTGGCAGTTCTGGGAACACTGATTGGGAAGATTTGGGTGTTGGAATCGATGAATATGAAGTACAGTTCAGATCAATCGGTACAGTGCCATTTAAATCACCGGGTGCAACATCAGGCAACTTCTTCGATTTCAATGATATCGCACCGGGAGACTATGAATTCAGAGTCAGAGCCAAAAATGATGCCAATGTTTATTCAATATGGGCTTCAACAATAGCTGAAATATCAGGGCTGACCGATCCACCAGCTGATGTCGATAATTTCTTTTTAAGAGCAGACTCTGAAGAAGCACATTTGCGATGGGATCTGGTCGATGACGTTGATGTGAACATCGGTGGTCATTATGAAATCAGGCATAGCAGTCTAACTTCCAGCGCTCTTTGGAGAGAATCAAGAATATTGGCAGAATATATCGCTGGGAATGAAAACGGATGCACGGTGCCATTGCTGGTTGGCACTTATTTAATCAAAGCAGTCGATTCAACAGGTCACAAATCAACCAATGCAACATTGGTCATAAACACTGTGTCACCAAATATGTTTGATAAATTCAACTTTCAAACAAACACCGAGGATTATGCAACAAGTGGATGGGCTGGTATAAAAACGAATTTGGTCATTGCCGATGATAATACCCTGAAATTGGAATCTGCAATTGATATCGATGATGTCACAGATTTACTCGATACTTGGGGTTTATTCGATTCTTTGGGTGAATTGGAGAAGTCAGGTANATATGAGTTTACAAATTACATTGATTATGGTCAGGTTGCGAATGTTGGACTGGTCAGCTCTGGTACATGGACATCAGCTGATATCTCAGGATATCTTGATAATCGTGTTGCTTATATGGACACATGGGAAGACTTTGATTCATTGAATCTCTATGATGATGCAAAATTAAAGATGTATTATGCTTCAACCAATGATGATCCAGCGGGAACTCCTAGTTGGTCAAGCTGGATTGAATTCACAAACAATTCTGTATATGGTCGAGCATTTAAATTCAAAACTGAAGTATCAACTCAGGATTCATCGCATCAAATTTATATCAGTGAACTTACTGGAAAATTAGAAAGTTTCTTCAGGTTCAATCAAGATCGATTGACTTCAACTGCCTCTGCATATGCAGTGACTTTTGATAATGCATTCAAACAAACAACACCAGCTGTCGCAATAACAGCACAAGATATGGACACAGGTGATTATTACACAGTCGCCTCTGTTTCTAATACTGGATTTACAATTCACTTTTTTAACAGCTCAGATGCTTCAATTTCAAGGACTTTCGACTTTGTAGCTAGAGGATATTAATTAATTTAATGAGATTTACAACAACTTAGGGTAAAATTACAATTTAGAGGAAAAACAATGAGTCAAGTCGCAGATTATTCAATAGCAAATGCCAGTGGTGCAACAGTAAGAGCAGATTTAAATAATGTGCTTGCTGCCATTGCCAGTGCCAATTCAGGTACAGCAGAACCAACAACCATGTACCCATTTATGATATGGGTTGATACAACCAATAATATAATCAAGTTGAGAAATGGTGCCAATGATGCATGGCTGACACTGCCAATAGCAATGAATGCATCCAACACAGCCCCATCCAATCTCAATGTCTTGGGAAACTTAGGAATTGGGAGTGCAACAACACCAGCTGAGTTAATTCATGGAATTGCATCATCGGGTGATGCCAACATCAGAATGGAAGGAACAGCAGTCAGGCTCAAAAAGTCAGGAGAAGATTTCATCGTTTATGATGGCTCAATTTTGAAGTTTGAGACTGGTGGAACTGAAGCAGCAAGGTTCGATGGTAATCAGCAATTAGGAATCGGCACCGCAAGTCCGACAGAAGCTTTATCCATAAGCTCCAGTGACGGTTTGATAAGTGCTACTTCAACAACAGCTAAAACATCAGGTGTTTTAACGGGTGGTTACGTTATTTATTCAGGCGATGGTTCAGGTCCGGGTGCTGGAAATCGTGCTGGAATACAATCGTATGCGACAAATGGTGTTGGTAGCACTTATGATTTAAGATTTTATACGTCTGATGGATCAACAAATTTCAATGAATCTATGCGCATCGACAGCTCTGGAACATTGACAACTCCTGCTGGTGTAGATTTTAACATCATGTCAACAAGCGGAATGACATTAGGTTCTACTACTTCTATTACTGTTTTCAAAACCAACAACACAGAAGTAATGCGCATTACTTCTGATGGCCTCGTAGGTATAAATACTAATGATCCACAGGCACCGCTTCACGCTAGAAATGGGTCTAGTGGTGTTACAAGCTATATAGCTGGAACAAGGGCAATTATTGAAGGAACAGACACGACATACTTAACAATTGCAAGCCCAACCACATCAATCAAAGGTATATTATTTGCAGATTCCGATGATAGTGATGCTGGGTATATAACTTATGATCCCAATGATAATCTTGATTTTGGTACTGCTGGAAGTACGAGAATGAGAATTACTGATGGAGGTGCATTATTGGTGGGTACAACCTCAACAACAATCGGCACTTCAAATTTTGGAATGGCATTATTCGCTGATGGTAGACCCAAGTTTTCTAAAAATGTAAGTGGCGCAAGCCATGTCATGAATGTATATGGAAATGCTGGTGAGTTCAGGGTTTATGGTGATGGAGATGTTATGAATACCAATAATTCATATGCTGGTATCTCAGATCAAAGTGTCAAAGAAAATATCGTTGATGCAACCGATAAACTGGAAGACCTCAAGCAAGTACAGATCAGAAACTACAATTTGATCGATGATGATTTAAAACAAATCGGAGTCATTGCACAGGAAATTGAACCGATCTTCCCCAGTCTTATCAAAGAATGCAATGAAACAGGAATCAAAGCAGTTAAATACTCTGTCTTTGTACCAATCTTAATCAAAGCAATACAAGAACTCGAAGCAAGAGTTGCAGAATTAGAGGCAGCATAATATGGCAAATACATACACATTCCAAAACCCCAATGTCGAAGCATATATTGAATACAAAGGTTTCGCTGATGTCGTTTTTACAGCTCATTGGAGAATGATTGGAACTTCATCAGAAATCAATCCACATACCAATGAAAAATATACTGCTTTTCAATATGGTCAAGTAAGTCTGGACACAGAAAGTCTTGACCCATCCACATTTGTTAGCAAAAACAATTTGACTGAAACAATCGTTATTGATTGGGTCAAGGATGCACTCGGTGAAGATGAAATCACAAAAATAAAAGCATCTATCAAGTCAGACATCGATGAGCAAAAAACCCCAACAGTGGAGACATTCACTGTTTAACCCATGCAAAAGAAAGACGGAGATAATTTTGATTACCAAAAAGGTTTTTGGATTGTTTTTATTGGACTTGTACTACAAACACTCAGCATTTTGATATAAGGAGAAAAAAATGG